ACCAGATCAAGCGGACATCCGGGACCTTCAGCAAGGGCATCGTCGTGGCGGACAGCTACGAGGCGGCGAAGCAGGGCTATCACGCCTACCTTGGCGCGTACGCCTACGGACACGAGAGCGGGACGGACTACGTCAGCTGCGAGATCACCGACATGAGCGGCGCCAGGCTGATGGCCGAGACGTGGATCCAGCCGGAAGAGGCGGCTGAATAACCATGCCGTGGTGGTGGTTCATTGTCGCGCTGATCCTGGGCGCGGCGTTCGGCGGGCTGATCACCGCAGTGCTGATCATCGACAGTAGCATGAACAAGAACAGGAAGAAACGGTGGTGGGAAGAGTGAACAGCGCGGAACAGGTGGCAAAGCTGATCGACGGCTGGAAGGCGGAGGGCCTCGGGAGCGCGGAGATCGTGAAGCGAACCGCGGAGGCGTGCCTGGGCTGGAGCTACGTCTGGGGGAGCCTGGGCGAGATCTGCAGCCCCGGGAACCGGAAAAGCTACGCGGAGCGCTCGGTCTGCCCGTCCGGCGAGGCCGCGGAGATCCGCATGAAGTGCCAGCGGCTGAACGGGAGCTCCGGCAGCTGCGTCGGGTGCCAGTGGTATCCCGGAGACACGACCCGGATCTTCGACTGCCGGGGCTTCACGCGGTGGTGCCTCAAGCAGGTCGGGTTTACCCTCCAGGGCGCCGGCGCGACTTCGCAATGGAACAACGCGGCGAACTGGGACGGGAAGGGCGAGCTGGCGACCATGCCGGACACGCTCTGCTGCGTCTTCAAGCAGAACAAGGACGGCAAGACGATGGATCATACCGGCTTCCACGTTGGCGGCGGGCGGATCATTCACTGCTCCGGGACCGTCAAGGCGGGAAGCACCTCGGAGCGCGGCTGGACGCACTGGGCGGTCCCGAAGATCAGCGGCGTGACGCCCGCACCGACACCGACACCGACGCCCACACACAAGACGATCCGGCGCGGTGACCGCGGGGAGGACGTCAAGTACTGCCAGCAGCTGCTGATGGCGCTCGGCTACAACGTGGGCGCAACCGGCGCGGACGGGATCTTCGGCGCGAAGACGGAGACCGCCGTGAAGGCTTTCCAGAACAATAACAGCCTGACGGCGGACGGGATCGTCGGCCCCAAGACGTGGGACGCGCTGGAGAACGGACAGCCGGCGCCGGCTCCGCTGCTGTGGACGGTCACGATTCGCAACCTGCTGGAAGACCAGGCGGACGAGATCATCAGCCAGTACGGAGGCACAAAAACGGCGGAAGGAAGTGGTGCCTGATGGATCTCTGGGACATTGTCAAGGCCGCCGGCGTGCCGGCGCTCCTGCTTGGCCTGATCATCACGACATGGGTTCAGACGAGGGCCGTCAAGCGTGGCGTGCAGGCCCTGCTCCGGGATCGGCTGATTCAGGGCTATAAGTATTACCGCGCCCAGGGATGGGCCGATGAGGACGATCGGGCGAACTTAGAGAATGTTTACATCCAGTACCACGCACTGGGCGCCAACGGCGTGATGGACAACCTCCGCGGGAGGTTCCTGGATCTGCCGCTGGGCCCTCAGCAACCGGCCCCGCAGACGCCGGGCGCGGTCCAGCCGGTTTCTGTAACAGCGCCGGCAACTACTTCTACTAATTGATAGGGAGGACGCATGGATGAAATGGGATTGGAAAAAGTTTCTGATCGCGGCGGGGATCCGGGCGCTGAGAACGTTTGCTCAAACGTTCGTCGGCTTTATAGCAGTGGGGGCCGCCTTGGAGGAGATCCAGTGGCTCCGTGCGCTTTCTGTGAGTGGTGCGGCCGCTGTTCTCAGCATCCTGACGAGCCTGGCGACCGGACTGCCGGAGGTTGACAAGCAACCGGAAAAGCAACCGCCTGATGAAGCGGAGGAAGAATAAAACGATGCCCTCGGGAGATCACTCCCGGGGGCGGTTTTTTCGTTTTTGGATGTTAGGAATACGTTAGGAATAGCATCATTTTTTGTTCTGTTCAGCGCTTTCCCTGGCATTTTTTGCCGAACGCTGGAACGCTTGAAAAATAAGGCTTTCCGAGCATTTTCAACGGGTTTACAGGAACGGCAAAAAAGGACGCGCCCTCCTTGTGCAAGGGAAGGTCGAACGTTGATTTATAAGCGGTTGCGGGGTCGATGTTAGGAATCGGTTAGGAATAGGCTCCCGGTCACTTCGCGGATCCGATGGCGTTTACCGCCTTCAGGGCGTCCTCCGTCTGCGGGTGAGCGTAGCGGTCGAGCATCTTTGTGTTCGACCAGCGCATGACCTTCTTGACGGTCTGCGGGGCGATGCCTTCGGTGATCGCGAGCGCCGTCGCCGTGGTGTGCCGGCAGGAGTACGGCGAGAGCGGACGGGTGCCGGCGGCCTGAAGGGCGGCGTAATAATTCTTATACCACGTCTTGCGGCGGCCTGTCCAGAGTGTGCCGTCCGGCTTTGCCTGGGCGATCAGCTGCTCCGCCACCGGAAGGATCGACTCCGCAAGGACCACCGGCGAGGACTTCCGGACCTTTGTCTTCATGCCGACGCCGGTGATCACCCGGTTTTCCAGGTCGAAGTTGTCCACGGTCAGCTGCATCGCCTCGCCCGGCATCATGCCGGTGTAGATCATCAGCAACACAGGGGCGGCCCTCATGTCCCCGGACTCGTAGAGCTTCCAGAGCGCGGCCTGCTCCGTATCGCTGAAGGGCGTGCGCTCCGTTTCCTCCTGCTTCGGCAGCTGGATGAAGGTCGGCAGGTCCTTGTTCGCGTACCCGTCCGCAGCGGCGGCGCGGAAGAGCCAGGTCAGGAGCGTCTTCACGTCACGGGCCGGGCCGAAGGTCTTGCAGGTCTTCGCGGTGATCCCCTGCAGGTCCGCGACCGTCAGCTGGTCGATCCGCGTGTCGTGGATCTTCTCCAGGCGGTTCCACGCGATGCGGTAGGCCGCCTGTTTGGATGCACTCAGCGCCTCAAAATGCCCGCTTTCAAACGTACCCCAATAATGTGCCAGGGTAGGCGCGAGAGCCGGCTTCTCGGGCCCGTTTTTCAAGACGGCGCAGTACTGCAGCGCCGCGTCCCGGGTTTTGAAGCCGCCCTTGGAGCGGGTGATCTTCCGCCGGGGAAGCTTGTTCTCCGGGTTCTCCGGGTCGAAGGGCGGGAGATCCTCGTACTTCATGACCACCTGCGCCGTCCAGGTGGATCCACGCTTGAACGCCGTGCCGGTTCCGTTTCCGCGGGACTTGGTGCGGCTCTTTTTTGTTGCAGAGAGCTTCTTCCCGCACTGGGGGCAGTAAATTGCCGCCGGCGGGGACGGGGCTTTGCACTTCGGGCAGTTCATGGGCGCCTCCTTCTTTATTCTTCAAGTTTGTTTAATTCGACAAGAACCGGCGTGATCATCCTTTTTGCTTCCGGCTTTGCGTTCTGCCAGATTTCCAGGATCACTTTGATCTGGTCTCCGACGGACGACTCCTTGAAGTTCTCCATGTCGAGGTACGTTTTTACCTGCACCTGAGCCTGCATTTCGTCCAGCTGAGCCGGTGCGTCTGCTATGTATCGTATGTTTTCGCTTTCGCCTTCATCAATTGGGCCGTTCGGGCCGACTCCTTCGATATCCATCAGATACCCGGGGGCAATTTGCAGAGCCTGAGAAAGCTTCATGAACATATCAAAGGAAACGTTCTTGATCTGTCCCTTTTCGTATTTGTTGACAGCTGAGCGCTGTACGCCGATCTTCTGGCCCAGCTCCTCCATCGTCATATTCAGTTCCATGCGGCGAGCCCTGGCTTTTTCCCAGTTGATCTTCATGTTCGCACCTCCTGCGGGATTTCATTATATCCGAAAAAAATATTTTTTACAAGAAAAATATTCTTGACAGGACACAACTACGGGTAGTATACTGTGTCGTGGTGGGACACAATGACAACAGAATGGAGGTGAACCGTATGAACCCGAAAGAACTTAAGGCGGCGATGAAACGGAACGATGATACCCAGGAAAAACTTGCACAGGCCCTTTGTCTGCATCTTTCCGGAATCAACGACCGGATCAACGGCCGGGTAGAGTTCCGCCGGAGCGAAATTGACGCCATCCGGCAGCGCTACAACCTGTCCGCGGAGGACACGATGCGTATTTTTTTTGACGAACCTGTGTCCTAAGCGGACACGGAAAGGAGCGCAAAGCAATGGAACTGGACGTAAAGACCCAGAGCGCGATCCGGAAGATTGTAAAGGAGAACGTGACGGAGATCCTGCGGAACTACATGACGGACGACGTGGTGAAGAAAATCAGGAACGAGATCCTCGCCGGCGTCGAGTGGGACCTTGGGAACATGAAGGAGGAGAACTGGCGTGACAATAGATGAGATCAAGGCAATGGACTGCGACTTCCTGAGCGCGGCCACGGTGGCCTCCGTGATGCGGATGGACGTCGGGCGGCTGATCGGGTACGCCCGGAACGGGGAGCTGCCGTTTCCGGTTCAGCAGAGCGGGAACCGGATCAAGATCAGCCGGGTCGGCTTCCTGAACTGGGTGACCGGGAAGCCGCAGGAGCCGGAGCGGGAAGATCCGGAGCGGAAGAACGGGATCGAGAAGCAGCTGGAAGCCCTGACCAAGGAGATCCGGATCGTCGGCGCGATCCTGATGGGGATCCTGCTGCACAACGCGCCGGAGATCGCCGGGAAGCTCATGGACCAGCAAGAGAA